GGATTATTTTGCACAACTAACTACTGAGCAACAGCAAGAATTAACTGAAAAACGCGATACCGCACGTAAGTTCATTAGGGAACACGCGAAACACGTAAATACAACAACAACAACAACAACAACAACAACAACAACTTAACAAAAAACTTATTATATAAAAATAAGTTTTAATAAGTCAAACAAGGAAATTACAAATGTATAAAATTGAATACACTGCTGAAGAAATCAAACAACAATACGAGTCAACGCTTCACAGTGTTGAATTGATTAATAAACTCAAAGCTAAAGAAAGCTTGACAAAAGAAGAAACTGACACGTTAAATAGAAACAAGCAGCACGTTGAAATTATGTTGAAACGTGATTATTGGACAACTGAGGATCTGGATCCTTTTAGAACAGCAATTTTGTAATGACTATTAAAATCAGCACTAAAAACAATCAAGGAATTTTTAAAACTTTTTTTTACGATCAACACAAATCTACACTTGTAGACGAGTTTGGAAAAAGTTTAATACCACTAAAAAGTGCTGATTTTAAATTACCAAAAGCCGAGCAGGTTCATCCAGACAATCCTGGAAAAAAATCGCGAGATTTAAAATTAATAAAAATTCAGCTTGGTCTTAATTGCAATTACTCATGTGATTATTGTAGTCAAAAGTACGTCCCGCGTGCGGAATCCACCAATAAAAATGACGTTGATGACTTTGTTAAAAAAATAGAACGAGTTCTAGATAAAAATGCGCGTGTAAAGTTTGAATTTTGGGGTGGCGAACCTTTAGTATACTGGAAAACTCTACAACCACTTGCTGAGAAATTAAAATTAATTTACGGTTTTGCTGAATTTTCAATAGTAACAAATGGATCACTATTAAATCAAGAAATAAATGATTGGTTGGTAGAAAATCAATTCGAAATTGGTATTAGTCATGACGGTCCCGGTCAAGCTTTTAGGGGAACAGATCCATTAGAGTCAAATCCATTTATTTTAGAGTTGTTTAATCGTCTTCAGCTGCACGGTAAAATTAGTCTTAATGCAATGATGCATAAAAATTCTTTTGACAGAGCCAAAACACTTGATTGGTTTAAGACTATAACAAATAATGAATCTGTTCCAATTGGTGAAGGTGGCTTCATTGATGCGTATGACGAAGACGGATTCAGCCTGCTAGTTGAAGAAAAGGATCACTTTTATGTTCGAAACAAATTGTATACTGATCTGAGCAAAAACATACTTCAAAATTATACAAACTTAAATCAAAAATTCTTAAAATTTGTATTTTCAATTTCATATGGAATAACATCTGACTCGCTATCTCAAAAATGCGGAATGGATTTACCTGGTTCAATAGCAGTAGATCTTAATGGAAATTTATTAACGTGTCAAAATGTTTCAGCAAAATCTACAACTGAATCTGGCACGTCGCATATAATTGGAACGCTCGACGATATAGAAAATGCTAAATTAAATACAGCGCATCACTGGTCGACTAGAAAATTGTGTAGTGATTGTCCTGTATTACAACTGTGTCAGGGAAGTTGCATGTTCTTGACTGGTGATAAATATTCCAAATCTTGTGATACAAGTTATGACGATAATATAGCACTGCTGTCGTATATTATTACTTATTTTTCGGGTGGTTTTAAACCATTCCGTTTAGAAGGTGTTAATATTCCAGAAGATAGAAAAAATATATTTGGTGAAGGTTTAAAAATTAAAAAACCATTTCCAGTACCAGTTAAAACTGAATTAATCTAATTATATGTTAACAAAAGAATTAATACAAAACTATTATGAAGATGGATTAGAATCCATTAAAGTTATTCAGATGGAAAAACCTGAATATATTGGTCAAACTGACTGGGATTTTTTAATGAATGGAAATAAACAGTACATTAAAAAACTTCTTGAACAAAAATTTTGGACAGACGAAGATTTAGAGCCATTTAAATCTGTTAACCTGGATTAATCAATATGGCAAATATAACATATCGTGTAAATTCTAGTCCTGTCATTCCAGGCGCAACATACGTTAAAAATTCTCCTCTTACGCATTCTGAAATTGATGCAAACTTTAAATCGTTGGACAATGATACAGCACAATTAAAAAATATTGTTGGAAACATTGAACAGAAAGTTGTTGTCATAGAAAAAAATACAACTCCGTTAGATAGAAAAATTCAGATTGAGGGAGACGGAGCTTGGTCTGTTTATTTTAACGGAAAAAACGACGTTAAAGGAGATTTAACACTAAATCAAGTTAATCCAAATGTTGGTCAATTTGGTTCTGGAGAAAGAATTCCTATTATAACGGTTAACTCTAAAGGGTTAGTTACGTCTGTAAGAACTTCTGAAATAACTGCTGTAACTAATTCAGTAGTTTTTATTGGAGATAATCCACCAATTAATCCTAGCATAGGTCAGCTATGGTACGATTCTTCTATTGAAGATCGTGGTTTTATTTGGAGCGGTACTGGTTGGGTAGACTTTTGCCCTCAAACCGGAGCCGGAGGTGGAAATAGCAATTTAATCGTAGACAAACTAACTGAAAATATCAATGTTGATAATGTTAATTCGCTAAAGAGCACGACAAAAGGTAAACGAAATATTGTTATTGGATTTGGCGCTGGACAAAATGTTGATTCTGACGAAAATACAGCAGTTGGTCATAAAGCGCAAGAGACTAATATTAATGGAGCTTTTAATACTTCTGTTGGCGCATATTCTCTGCAAAAAAACGTAAGTAGTTATAATACTGCTCTAGGTCACGGAGCGCTTCGCGATAATACTACCGGTGGAAATAATACTGCTGTTGGACATGGTGCGATGGGTAAAAATATTAGTGGATCAGCTAATTCTGCTTTTGGTGTAGGTGCTCTTCTTAATAATACAACCGGTTATAATAACACCGCAGCTGGTTATTGGTCACTTATCAATAACACTACAGGGTCGATGAATACAGCCGTTGGTTTAGTATCTCTTGGTAATAATACAACTGGTTCAAACAATACAGCGGTCGGTGATGGCGCGCTGAACTCTAATACTTCAGGAAATTACAATACAGCAGTAGGTTGGTGGACACTTATAAGCAATACTACTGGATCAGACAATACCGCAGTAGGAAAAGCAGCGTTAAATGCAAATACAACTGGCGCATTTAATACTGCTGTTGGTGTTGGAGCTCTGCTGAACAGTACTAATGGTGATAGTAATACTGCGATTGGTTGGTGGACACTTATAAACAATACGACCGGCATGGCAAATACTACTGTTGGAATGTCATCACTTGGTAATAATACAACTGGTTCAAACAATACGTCGATCGGAAATGGCGCGCTGAACTCTAATACAACTGGTTCAAACAATACCGCATTAGGTACTCAGTATAATCAATCCGGCGTTTATGCACCTGCATATAATTGTACAACAGAAAACAACAGAGTGTCTATTGCACACACAGGCGTAACAAATGCATATATTGCGGTCGCATGGACTGTTGTTTCTGATTTGCGTGATAAAGTTGTGTCCGGTCCTGTACCGCATGGGCTTGAATTTGTTAACCAACTTAAACCAATTCAATATCGTTTCCGCGAAACACGAGATTCAACAACACCGCACGGACCAGTTAAATATGGTTTTGGCGCACAGGATATTTTAGCAATTGAGGGTGACAAACCCGTTGTAGTAGATACAGAAGCTCCAGAAAAACTCAAAATGGTGGATTCGCATTTATTGCCAATTTTGGTCAATGCAATACAAGAACTGAGTAACGAAATCAAAAATCTAAAGAGCGAAATCGATGCTCTAAAAAATAATAAACAATGACAAAAGGTCTACTATGATTCAGTTTCCAAAAAATCCAGTAGTTGGGCAAACGCACGTTACGTTTTCAAATAAAAGATTTAAGTTTGATGGTACTAGATGGGTTGTAGAAAAAGGTGAATTTTCGTCGGGTGGTACAATTATACAACAAACAGTCTCATTGCCATCTGCACTAACCAGTCCTGGACCACAAGGAACGGTCTTAACATCTTCAGGTCCGTTTGGAACGCTTCAGTGGAAAGATCCTATCTATATAGAAGATCCAAACTTATTTAAATTTACATTTACTGTTATTCTTAATTGTTTTAATTTTAATCTGCGTCAAAAGGCAATTGAACATGGATGGGATACTGTTAAAAAATTAAATGCTGTAATCACTGTAATTGAAAACGTATATATTGGCTCACAAACAACCGATACTGCAAGTTTCAGCACTGGTGCAAATTTTCCAGTTGGAAGTCAATTGAGTTTAATTAACAATGGCTTTATTTTAGGACGTGGTGGAAACGGCGGTTATGGTCCAAACGTTTCTTCTATGAATACTCAAGTTGGCGCAGTATTGTCTACTGGCGCAACCTCTGGCGGTCCAGCATTGTTGGTAGAATATCCTATTCATATTGATAATCGTGGCACTATTGGCGGTGGCGGAGGTGGCGGTGCCGGGTGTCAATCTACTTATTTTTAAGGAAGAATTATGGGTGCATGTGCTTGTGCGTGTATTATTACACCAATTGTTATTGACTTTCCATCTTTAAACAATGGAACCGGCGGTAGCGGTGGAGCTGGATATCCAGCCGGAACCGGTGGCGGTGGTGTTGGCTTTGGTGGTAATGACGGCGCATTTTTAACAGGAGGAGCTCCTAAAACTGTTGGAACAACTGGTGCTCTTACAGGTGGTGGAGGTGGATTAGGTCAGTCTGGAGGAGTAGGAGTATTTTCTACGGCGTCGCCTGTTTCTACAGGTTCCGCTGGAGCAGGCGGCCCTGCTGTAATAGGTAATGATAAAGTCACTTGGTTAAATACCGGTAAATTACTTGGAGTGCTACAATGATCGTATTAGATGATGTAATTACAACACGAGAATTCGTTGACGACGTGATGTGCGGCATTGGAAAAGAGTTTTTTGAAAAATATAATCTTTATAATAAAACTGTTCGAGAAGTTGCTAACATCGCGTTTCAAAATTTTGGTTTAGTTAAACATATAAACATGTTATTTCTTAGCAAAAATAATGAACACATGATAAGATCGCTAGCTAAACAATTTTTAAATTATTATGAATTTGTTGACGGCGAATTTGGCGTATATGATATTGTTGAAAAATCAAACGTCGCATTCAAAACCCTTAAAGATGCAAAAAAATATTATAACACTGCAAGAAAAGCCGATTTTGAAAAATTAGAAATAAAATTAGACATTTTTAAAATTATTCAAGACGAAAATAACTTCAAAAAATTTGTAAGTATAGACGAAGAAGTTTCTGGTTTTGACACAACAATTGGATATCAAGTAAATCACGGTTTGTACGGCACAAACAAAATTTTTAAAACTTTAGAAGAAGCAGAAAACTATCAGACTGAGATAGTAGATGATTACTATATGACGAGAATTGATAAATATTCGATCATGCAAAAAGTAAAAATAAAAGACAATACATTTGGTTGGTTAACTATTATTAAGTAGGAGAATTTTATGGCAGATTTAGTCGGACCTCAAGGACCCAAGGGCGATCCAGGTATTGAAGGACAGATGGGCCCACAGGGCCTTCCAGGACCAAAAGGAGATGTAGGTCCAGTTGGTCCGCGCGGGCCCATGGGTCCAGAAGGACCTCAGGGTTTTCCTGGACTGCGTGGATCAGAGGGTCCACAAGGTTTGCGCGGACCAAAAGGCGATCCTGGTCCTATGGGTCCTCATGGCGGTCCTATGGGTCCTAAGGGTGATCGTGGTGAACAAGGCGATCCTGGTCCAATTGGACCAACTGGACTTCAAGGTATTCAAGGTATTCAAGGTGAACAAGGTCCTCAAGGTGAACAAGGTCCTCAAGGATTGCAAGGTATTCAGGGCATTCAAGGTATTGAGGGTCCTCAAGGAATTCAAGGTGAAACCGGACTGGCAATAGTGTGGAAAGGTTTATACACTCCAAACACATTCTATTCTGTAAATGATTGTGTCCGTTATAATGGTCATTCGTTTATTTGTACTGTTGAATGTTCAGATCAAATTCCAACTAATATTGATTATTGGGATATGATGGCTATGCGCGGAGAGCGCGGCATTGAAGGTGCTAGTTTCAAGATTAAACGTACGTACGTTAGTTTAGCAGAACTAGAATCTGATATTCAACCCATGAATATCAAAGACGGCGAATTTGCAATTATCAATAGCAATACTATTGACGATCCAGACAATGCAAAATTGTTTGTCTTTACTGGAACAGTGTATACCTTTATCGCAAAAATCAGCGGTCCGTCGGGTCCACGCGGCGCTCAAGGTGTTCAAGGTGCACGAGGTCCGCAAGGTTTCCAGGGTGAACAAGGTACTACTGGCGCAACCGGTGTACAAGGTCCTCAGGGTATTAAAGGCGACGTTGGTCCTATGGGTCAAAAAGGAGATGATGGTGAACGTGGTCCTCAAGGAGAAACTGGTCCAGTCGGTCCAAAAGGTGATCAAGGGCTTCAAGGCATTCAAGGAGATACTGGTCCAGTTGGTCCACGCGGCGATCAAGGTATTCAGGGTCCTAAAGGAGAACAAGGATCAGTTGGTCCAAAGGGTGATACTGGCGCAATGGGTCCTAAAGGTGACAAAGGCGATCAAGGACCTAAAGGTGACGCGGGTGCGCAAGGTCCGCGTGGAGAACAAGGCTTTCAAGGTCCTCAAGGCGATTCCGGTCAACAAGGTCCCCGTGGTGAACAAGGTATTCAAGGTCCTAAAGGTGATGACGGTGTCGCTGGTCCACAAGGTGACGCGGGTCAGGTAGGTCCAAGAGGTGAACAGGGTATTCAGGGTCCTAAAGGTGACAAAGGCGATGCTGGCGTAGCTGGTAGCAAAGGTGATGTTGGTGCTGCTGGTCCTCAAGGGATTCAAGGTCCTAAAGGTGATGTTGGTGCTGCTGGTCCTCAAGGCGATACGGGTCAGGTAGGTCCCCGCGGTGACGTTGGTCCAATGGGTCCTAAGGGTGACAAAGGCGACGTTGGTCCTAAGGGTGACAAAGGCGACGTTGGTCCAAGAGGTGATCAAGGACCAGCTGGTTTACAGGGTCAACAAGGCGATACTGGTCCACAGGGTGCACGAGGTCCAATTGGTCCACAGGGCATTCAAGGTGAAATGGGTCTGCGTGGTGATGTAGGTCCGCAGGGTCTAGTAGGTCCAGTTGGTCCTAAGGGTGACAAAGGTGATGTTGGTCCTCGTGGCGTACAAGGTATTGCTGGTTTTGGATTCAAAATTGCTAAAATATATTCTAGTCTAACCGCATTGCAAACCGATTCGCCAATGGATATTATGCCAGGTGAGTTTGCTCTTATTCAAACTTCGAATTCAAATCACGTAGACAATTCAAAATTGTACTTGTGGAATGGTAGTTCATATGAATATATGAACGACTTGTCAGGCGCTCAAGGTATTCAGGGTCCCAAAGGTGATCAAGGTGACGTAGGTCCTAAAGGTGATGTTGGAGCAACTGGTCCAGCAGGTCTTCAAGGTCCTCGTGGTGATGTTGGTCCTCAAGGTCCACAGGGTATTCAAGGTCCAGTAGGTGACGTTGGAGCAACTGGTCAACAGGGTATTCAGGGTCCTAAAGGTGATCAAGGCGATGTAGGTCCTAAAGGTGATGTTGGAGCAACTGGTCAACAGGGTATCCAAGGCGAACAAGGTCCTAAAGGTGATCAAGGCGATGTAGGTCCTAAAGGTGATGTTGGAGCAACTGGTCAACAGGGTATCCAAGGCGAACAAGGTCCTCAAGGAGAAAAAGGCGATGTAGGTCCAGCAGGTCTTCAGGGTGACGTAGGTCCTAAAGGTGATGTTGGTTCAGGCATTTCAATCAAAGGTTCTGTTTCTGCTGTATTTGAATTGCCTGAGTCGTCGATGCTTGGACACGTATATATTGTAACAGACACTAATGATGGACACGTATGGGATGGCAATACTTGGATTAACTTAGGCCCAATCCGTGGTCCGCAAGGTGTGCAGGGTCCAGCCGGTCCACAAGGCGATACTGTTATTGCATCTGATGTGTTTAATACAAAAACGCGTTATAAAATTTCTGCAGATGGTAGCAATGAAACTATCTGGGTGACTTCTTCGTCTGTTGTTTATACAAACATTGCTTGGGCAAGAACTGGTACAACTTTAACATGCACTAAAGTTGGTCATGGTCTTGACGTTGGTGATCGTGTAAACGTCAAAAATACGAATGTTGCATCTAAATCTTGTTTGATTGTAGCAAAAACTGCAGATACTTTTGATGTAGTGGTAGAAGATTCGGGTGAAGTCGCTGGTACTCTTGGAGCATACAGTGTTGGTGTTAAACTCGTAGATGGCAATAAGATTGTTTCCAGCAGTTCTGATGTCGTTATCGATCGATTGGTGGTAAATCAAACAGCTAATTTTAGAACAGCTGCAGATGCAGTATACTTTATTAGTGGCGATGCTGGTTTATTTCCATTAACAAATGCTCCAATAACAGCATCAGTTGAATCTGTTGTAAATGGTCTTGTTGAAGTGAAAGTTTCAAACTTGCCTGATATTACATCTCCAGCTTCTTTTGTGTTGCAATTCTAATTAGAGTTGATGTAGTATGAAAATAGCGGGTCTTCCCGCTATTTTTTTGTGTTAAATAATGCTATGAATAAACAAAACAGACTTTTTACTGATCTTGATGCGATTTTTGACGCAAATCCAAACACTGGTGATGTGTCAATAAAAACTGGCGAAAGGGCAATTAAATTTGCAGTAAAAAGTCTTGTGCTGACACAAAATTACGAGAGGTTGTTTCATTCTGAAATAGGTACTCCTATTAAAAAAATGTTGTTTGAAAATTTTGATGATATGACGAATATTATTCTGCGTCAGTCTATTGTAGATGTCATCACGAATTTTGAACCGCGCGTTCGTGTAGACGACGTTATTATACGAGAAAATAGAAACCAACATACGCTGGATGTACTAATCCAGTTTACTATAAAAAATAGTGAAAAGCCACTTGATGTGTCTATAACGTTAGAAAGAACAAGATGAAAAATTTTGACGAATTAGACTTTGATTCAATTAAGAATAATTTAAAATCATTTTTACAATCACAACAAGAGTTTGAATCATATGAATTCGATGGCTCTGCACTGTCAGTATTACTAGATGTCCTTGCATACAATACACAATACAATGCACTGTATACTAATATGGCAGTCAATGAATCTTTCTTGGATTCAGCGTCAAAGCGCAGCAGTGTAATAAGTCTTGCAAAGTCTCTTGGATATGTTGCATCGTCAAAACGAAGTGCTCGTGCTTATGTCAGTGTTGAATGTACTCTTCCAGCATCAGCATCAGACACTTCTTTTCTTATTCCAAAAGGAACAGCGTTTAATGGAGCGTTTGGAGATAATTCTTTTATTTTTTATACTAATAACGATTATTTTACAAAAATAAAAGACAGAAAATTTATTTTTAACGATGTAGAAATTATAGAAGGAACGATGTTATCTAATTCGTTCACTGTTACAAATACGGACAATAAATTTGTAATTCCAAACAGCGGAATTGATACGTCTACTATTTTAGTTAAAGTAAAACAATCAGCAACGTCAATAGGATTTGAAAAATTTTCAATCGCTGGTGATTTGATGCGTATTAAAGGAAGTGATAAAGTATACTTTATTAAGCAGCGTGATGACGGACTTTTTGAAATATATTTTGGAAATAACTCTATTGGTGCGTCAGTTGAAATAGGTAATATAATTGAAGTTTCGTATATAAAATCTTCAGGTCAAGAAGCAAACGGTTCAAATGCATTTACATATCAGTCTGGCTTAGATCGTGATGACGTTGGTGTCGAAGTATTCACCATTCGTAGTGGCTATGGTGGAGTAGAAGAAGAATCAATTGATTCTATAAAATACAACGCACCACGCGCATGGGTAAGTCAAAATAGAGCAGTGACTGTTTCAGATTACGAAACAGTTCTACAAGCAAATTTTCCACGAATAGAATCTATTCATGTATGGGGTGGTCAGGATAATATACCAAAATATTATGGTAAAGTTTTTATAAGTGCAAAACCGTATAATGCGCTCAAATTTACAGATGCAGAAAAATCTGAAATTATAAAATTCTTAAAATTAAAATGTGGTGTAATATCAGTTACGCCTGAAATCGTTGATCCAGATTATATGTGTATTGAACTTTTTTGTAATGTATACTACAATGATAATAGAACAAGATACTTAAATGGTCAACTTCAAACGATGGTAAAGAATAAAATACGAGAATTTTCAAAATCACTTAACAAATTCGACAGTGTTTTTAGATATAGTAAATTGTCTGGACTAATAGACGGTGTAGACGAAGCTATAACAAGCAACAGTATTGCGCTACGGGTTCGTGTTCCAAAGCAAGCAAAACTAGATGTATATTCTCGTTACTCAGTAAATCTTGATAACCCAATTACACCGGGAACGTTTTATTCTACCAGATTTTACACAGAAGAACATCCAAGTCGTTCTTACGTTAAAGATAATGGTGATGGAATTCTTGAACTGTATTATGAAGATGAAAGAGGATTACCTTTTTACTTACGTGATGTTGGTACTATTGATTATCAAACTGGATCTTGGGACATTCCAGTTTTAAAAATAACAACAATGCACGACATTCTATTAGAATTTGTGTTCACGCCAAGAAGTAATGATGTTGCGTCAAGCCGAAATATTATTCTTACAATAAAAGATGATAATATTAATGTATCTTCAATTATTGATAACATTGCATCTGGTGTATCTTCTGGTGGATCAGAATTTGTTTTTTCTCAAGTGAGATAAAACATGCAGAATATTGAACGTTGGCGTGTACAGATAGAAGATCAATTTCCTGAATTCTACAGGGAAGAATTTCCACAATTTATTCTATTTGTTAAAAAGTACTATGAGTTTCTTGAAAAAAATACGAATTATAATAAATTCAAAAAACCAAAAGACATAGACGACTCTTTTAACGATTTTGCTGTAGAATTAAAATCTGAATTTGCAAAAAATATTCCTACTTTTGATCTGTTTGATGATAAGTTTTTCTTGAACCATGCTAAGAACTTTTATGTTTCACGCGGTTCAGAAGACAGTTATCACTTTTTGTTTAGAGCTCTATTTGGAAAAGAGATTGAAATTTCTTATCCATCAGAAATTGTTTTAAAAACGTCTGACGGTGAGTGGAATCAAGAAATATCTATTCGAGTTAGATCAAATCAAGATCTCTCTATTTTAGCAGGAAAAGATTTTGATATAATCAATTCATTCAACAGAAAAATAAATCTTAAATGCGAAAGAGCTGCTAGATTAAAAAATGATTTATTTGATGTTTTTATTTCAAGAAATTATACTGGAACTATAAATCTAGGTGATACAATTCAAACAACCGACGACGTTGACGAAACAAAAAATGTTAATGGCACGATTGTTAGTATGCTTTCAGATGTTGAAATTGAAAAGCCTGGCAAGGGGTTCTCGAAAGGTCAATTTTTTGTTATTCCTGATCCGCAAAATCCAACATTTCCAATACGAATTAAAATTATTGGCGTTGACAAAGCTGGAGGAATTACTTCAGCTACAATAATTTCTCCTGGCGCAAGTGATATTGTACGTTGGGCTATTCTTGATAAAAAGAATAATACTGCATTAAAATCAAATTTTCAGCAATATTCTCCACAAGATTATGCTGCGGATAATATCTGGTGTGATGATCTCTACAGCGAAGGTTCAGAATTTTCTACAGCATCACATCAGGCTAAAATAAAAATAAAGCAAGGTCATATTTTAAAATATCCTGGGTTTTTTAGTTCGTCAAAAGGATTTTTATCTGACGCAATCAAAATACGAGATAATCATTTTTATCAGGCGTATAGTTATGTTTTAAAATTAGACGAGCAGATTGCAAAATATCGTGATATTGTTAAAAAACTTCTTCATCCAGCTGGGATGGAATTGTTTGGTCAGTTTGATATAACTACAAAAATTTACAGCAAATCCAAATATATTACTGGACCAGTAACGCACTCTGTTGTGTTTGATGACGCTGCTGAGTTAAATGACAATACATATAATTTCAAATTTGTCAAATCACTTCAAGAAACGCTTGATCCGCAGCTTGAGCAGATTAAATTCAGCGTTAAAACTTCTGCATCTGACGTTATTAATACTGCAGACTCTGGTTATGCAGTATTGCAGAAGTTTATTAATGATTTTATTGATCCAGAATATTTTGACGAAGATTATACAAAAACATATGTACCACAACCTCCAGTAGGATTCTAAAAATGATTAAAGAAAATATTGATGTAAAAGGAAATTTGAATATTGTATTGATGGATTCGTCCGGAAACATAATTCAAAAGCAGAGTGTAAAGAACTTGGTAGTTAGCACTGGCAAAAATCATATTGCAAAACGATTAGTAAATAATTCTGAGCCTATTATAAGTTTTATGGCTATTGGAACTTCTTCGCATGCTACGCAATTTGAAAATGTACAATTGGGAAATGAAGTTGCACGTGTTGGATTTTCTTCAGTAAATGCAATCAATAATGTTATAACATATTCTGCAACATTTGGAAGTGGTGTACCTGGTGGAACTCAACAAATATACGAAGCAGCAATGTTTAATTCAGATGGAACAATGTTAAATAGAACAACATTTGGATTGATTACTAAGAATTCAGCTGATATTTTAACAATTGAATGGCAAGTTACAATACAATAAGTATTCTTGAACAGATGCGCAGCATCTGGTTTGCTTGCAAACAGAACTTGAATTAATTATTATTAGAATAACTTGACGTTGTTAATATCATTATACCATCTTTTTTACTAAAGAAAAATAAACTTTTAATTATTTTAGGAAAAATTAAATGACCGTAATGTCGAGAGAAGAATTAAAACAATATGCACTTCGTGCACTCGGTCATCCGCTTGTTGAAGTAGACATTACGCCAGAAGCTATGGACGATCGAATAGAAGAAGCGCTTGATTTTTTTCATGAATATTATTTTGATGGAAGTGATAAAGTATTCTACAAACATCAAATAACACCGCAAGACATTATTAATCAGTACATTACAGTGCCGTCGAATATTTGGGGAATTACTAATATTTTTCCATTTAGTAATAACTTAAATGAACCGTTTAATATATTTGGACTGCAAAAAAATATCAGCGACATTGCTTCTACTAGTATGATCTATTATGAACAAGCAATGCAGCACTTGTCTCTTATTGACAGTACGCTGAGTACTCAGCGGCAATTTAGATTTAATCGCAATACTGATAAAGTTTTTATTGACACAAACTGGAAAGCACGTTTTTCTCCAGGTACGTGGTTGCTGCTCGAGTGCTATTCAATAATTGATCCAAATCAAAATCAAAAATTATGGAATAACAGAACTCTTAAAGAATATGTTATTGCTCTGTTCAAAAAACAATGGGCACAAGCGTACTATAAATTTGATAATATTCAGCTGCCTGGCGGTGTTACTGTAGATGGCAAGACAATGTACAATGATGCAAAGGCTGAATGCGACGATATAGAACAAAACATCATGAATAACCAAGCACCATTTACAATGCTGGTTGGATAATAATACTAGATATGGCAACACTCCGAATTCATCCAAGAATACTTGGTACACCTAATAATATATTAGATAAACTCAACAAAGAAGTTGTTGATGTACAGAGTGTTGAGTCGTTCTACATTCCACGAACACTTGTTGCCGAAGACAAAATATTGGGTGAAGATCGACTTAGTGAATTTAAGCATTCTTATCCAATTAATGTCTATATTGAAACAAACGACGCATACATGGGTCAGAATTCCTTTGCTAGTAAATTTGGTTTGCAAATTGAAAGTAGTGCAACTGTAATTATCTCTCGTTCCGGTTGGATGGAATCAGTAGGTCGTTTTGGTAAAACAATTCTGCCCAATCGTCCCACTGAAGGAGATCTGCTGTTCATTCCAATGACAAAAGGACTGTTTGAAATTTCGTTTGTTAATCATCAAATGCCTTTTTATCAGCTTGGTGATTTTTATACTTACAAACTCAACATTGAATTGTTCCGTTATTCAAGTGAAAATATTTCTACGGGTAATGCAGCAATTGATGCATTTGAAACAGTACATACAGCTGATGTAATTAAACAGCCTGAAATTGATAATATAAAACGCGGTGCAGACAATTCAAAGTTCAAAAAACGAACTGACAATCTTATTCTTGATATGAATAATCCTTTTGGAGATCTATAATGTTTGATTCACCGTACAGACATTCTACAATCAAGAATACCATATTGACTTTTGGTCGTATGTTTAGTAATATAAAAATTATTCGACAAGATTCAGCTGAAGTAGGTCAACAAGTTGTTGCTGTTCCTATAACGTACGGTCCCAAAGAAAAAATCTTTACACGAATTCGGCAAGATCCTGATTTTGATCAGCAAGTAATGATTACACTGCCACGAATGGCATTTGAAATTACAAGTATAAATTACGACTCTAGCCGAACTGGTAATAAAAATCAAAAAATAGCGTGTAAAAAACCAGACGGAACTGTTCTTGGTGTGTTTATGCCAGTGCCGTATAATATTAATATGACACTGTATGCTATAACAAAAGGCACTGAGGACGGTCTAGACATAATGGAACAAATTTTACCAGCATTTATGCCAGAATATACTGCTCATGTAAAAACTATTCCTAATATGAACATTACACAAGCTGTTCCGTTCATTTTAAACTCTGTTAATATTAATGACGACTATGAGGGTGATTTTTCGACACGCCGACTAGTTACTACAACGTTTGATTTTACTGCAAAAATCAACATGTACGGACTGCCCGGCGATGCAAATTACATTACACGAACAGACGTTGATATTCAAAATATTGATACAAACAGAGTTGACGCATCACATACATCATTGGGTGATAAAACGTCTGGAGAAATTGTTGATTTTTGGAATTAAACGATGAATCAACAACGTAATACATCGTATAATGGAAATGCACTGATTAAAAGCAGTGGTGTTCCCGTTAGTTATACGTCTGATCAAATTGCTGAGTGGATTAAATGTCGCGACAATCCCGTTTACTTTATTGAGCAGTATGTAAAGATTATTACGCTTGATCATGGCTTGCAGCCAATGCGTTTATTTGAATTTCAAAAAGGCATTGTTAATGGTATCTTAACAAATAACAAAGTTGTGAGCGCATGTTGTCGTCAGGCTGGTAAAACAACTGTAATGGCTGCAATTTTTTGTCATTATGTTATTTTTAACAAAGACAAAGTATGTGCTATATTAGCAAACAAAGCAGCAACAGCGCGTGAAATTTTAGCTCGTGTTAAACTTGCATATGAACATTTGCCGAGCTGGTTGCAGCACGGTGTTTCTGAATGGAATAAGGGTTCTATTCAACTTGAAAACGGTTCGCGTATACTTGCAAGTTCTACAAGTGGTGATGCAATTCGCGGCTATTCCGTGAATTTTTTGTTTTTAGATGAATTTGCATTTATTCAGAATAATATTGCGGAAGAATTTTTTACTTCTGTTTATCCTACAATTTCTTCTGGTAAAAATTCAAAGTTAGCTATTATTTCTACTCCAAATGGAATGAATCATTTTTATAAACTTTGGATAGAATCACAAGAAGGAACTAATGGCTTTTTGCCTATTATGGCCACGTGGAAAGACATTCCAGGTCGTGATCAAAAATGGGCAGACGAACAACGAGCCGTGCTAGGAGATCAAAAATTCTCACAGGAATTGGAAGTTCAATTTCTTGGTGCGTCAAATACACTTATCAATGGCGCTAAATTAAAGTCTATTCCATTCATCAAACCTGAATTGTCAAATAGTACAACATGTGTTTATGCAAAGCCTCAAGCTGGACACAGTTATTGTATAACAGCAGATACAAGTCGCGGAACAGGAAATGACTATTCTGCATTCTTGGTATTTGACGTGTCAGCGTTTCCGTACAGAGTTGTTTTTAAATACAGTAGTAATACAATTTCAAGTTTGTTGTATCCTTCAGTAATTCATAAAGCAGCAGTTGAATATAATCAAGCAACGGTTCTTGTTGAATCAAATGACGTTGGCGAAGGTGTGGCGTACGATTTGTATTATGATTTTGAATATGAAAACTGCATCTTTTCGAAAGACGGAGAAATTGCAGTTTGGAGTGGTCGTGGATCTACTCCAGGTGTAAGAACTACGACAAAGACAAAACGAATTGGTTGTGATATTTTAAAACAGCTTATAGAATCAGACAAGTTAATAATAAATGATTATGATATCTTGATGGAATTGAGTAATTTTGTAGCAAAGGGTAAATCATATGAGGCAGATACTGGACATGACGATCTTGTAATGTGTCTTGTTATGTTTGCACATTTGACTACATCTGGAAAATTTGCTGACATTTCTGATATTTCATTCAAAGAGCGTTTACTGCTAGAACGAGCTGCGCATGAAGAGCAAGAAATGCTTCCAGTTGGATTTTTAAATGATGGTACCCAGTCTGAAGAACCGGTAGAAGTTTTAAATTTCTAGACATTAAATAATAGACAGAAATTTTTATTAAACGCAGCATTCGCTGATTTTCAAGAAAGAATAAAACATGGCAATTTCCTTATCTCCTTCAGTTACAGTAAAAGAAACTGATTTGACAAACGTGGTCCCTGGCGTAGCAACATCTATTGGTGCAGCTGTTATTGAAGCGGGTTGGGGTCCAGTGATGGACGTTACAACAGTGAGCAGCGAGAATGTTCTTGTTCAACGATTTGGCAAACCTAATGCACAGAATTCTGCCAATTGGTTTGCTGCTGCAAATTTTTTAAGCTACAGCAGTGATTTAAAAATCGTACGCAGTGATACTTCAAACCAACGTAATGCTGTTTCTTTTTTAACTACTAGCGTACTCTCTGTTCCAGTTGTGAGTGGTGGTTCTGGATATACATCTGCAAACGTTACAATTGAACCGCCACCTGTCGCTGGCGGTCTAGCTTCTATTGATGTGATTAATGGTGGTGGAAATTATGATCATGCTCCATGGGTTAATATTAGCGCGCCTCCTCAAGGTGGTGTACAAGCAACTGCTGTTGCAATTATAGATGACTCTGGTACAACTCCTGTAGTTTCACGCATTGACATTACGAATCCCGGTTCTGGTTATCTTACACCTCCAACAGTTGTACTTGGAGGTATGACTGATGGTTTCGCAAACTCAGCAGATCCAGCGAATAAACCAGCAACGCTTGGTGAAATTAAGCTTACTATTGGTGGTATCCAAGCTACAGGTGAAGCTCGTTTTGTTGCTGGTAGCGTTGCAGAAATTTTAATCACCAATCCTGGTTCAGGTTATGTTATTGCAGAAGGTGGATATTTTGCAGGACGTCCTGCTGTAACATTAAACGGCGCTAATTCTACTGATGCTGTTCTTGGGGCAGTAAATCTTGGTTCGGGTGGATTAAAAATCAATAATGAATCGCACTATGAACAAGCATACAGCAATGGTGAAGCTGTAGTAGGTGAGTTTGCAGCAAAATATCCCGGAACTCTTGGTAATAGCTTAAAAGTAAGTATGGCTGATAAGATGAGTTTTGGATCTTGGGATTATAAAGCTCTATTTGATTCAGCGCCCGGTACTTCTGCTTATGCCGCGCGCAACGGTTGTGCAAATGACGAACTTCACATTGTTATTATTGACAAAGATGGTCGTTGGACAGGCATTGCAGGTTCTGTTCTTGAAAAATATTCATTTTTGAGTAAATCATCAGACGTGCGTAAAGAAGACGGAAGCGGTGCATATTACAAACAAGTTATTAATAATAGCAGTGCGTATATTTGGTGGATGGATCATCCTGCACTCGGTACAAATTGGGGTCAAATTGCAAATAATATCAGTTTTGCAACATTCGCATCAGCAATTACACGTAATCTTGTAGGTGGTGTAGATCATTATACTGCAACCGATGGACAGCGTATTGGAGCATTTGATATGTTCTCGAATGCAGAAGAATTAGATATCAATCTGATTATTTCTGGAAAAGCTTCAACAGTTGTAGCAAATTGGGTTATTCAAAACTTAGCAGAAGATCGTAAAGATTGTATTGCTTTTATTAGCCCAGTTGATCCAGAAACAGGCGATGCGCTAGTTGGAAATAATTCTGACATCGCTGAAAAAATTGTAACTTTCCGCAATGCTCTTCCATCTAGCTCATATTTTGTAATCGACAGTGGTTACAAATACCAATATGATCGTTATAATGATGCATATCGTTGGGTTCCACTTAACGGTGACATTGCTGGTTTGTGTGCACGTACCGATTCTACTAATGATCCATGGTTCTCTCCCGCAGGTTTAAATCGTGGTCAAATTAAGAATGTTATTAAACTTGGTTACAGCCCACGTAAAACAGATCGTGATACACTGTACAAAGCTGGTATTAATCCTGTAGTTGCATTCCCAGGTCAAGGTGTTGTTCTCTACGGCGATAAAACAGGCTTGACAAAGCCAAGCGCATTTGATCGTATTAACGTACGTCGACTGTTTATCGTACTGCAGAAAGCCATTTCAACAGCTGCAAAATATCAACTGTTTGAAATCAACGATGAACAAACACGTGCTCAATTCCGCGCAACAATCGAACCTTTCTTGCGCAGCGTACAAGGTCGTCGTGGAATCTATGCGTATAAGGTTGTATGTGATGGAACAAATAATACTCCTGAAGTAATTGACACAAATCAGTTTACTGCTAGCATCTATATTCAACCAGCACGCACAATCAATTTTATCGAGTTGAACTTTGTAGCTACGCGAACTGGTGTAAACTTCGAAGAAGTTGCCGGCAGTGTATAATAAATAAACCGAATTAAGGAATATAACTATGGCATCAATTAGCGATTTTAAAGCAAATATGTTTGGGGGCGGCGCCCGCCCTAATCAGTTTATTTGTAGACTCACATTTCCTCGTGGTGGAGCTGATGCGGGAACTGTAACGTTCCTGTGCAAAACTGCGTCAATTCCGGCTTCTGACATTGAACCAATTCAAGTAATGTATCGTGGTCGACCTGTTAATTTCGCAGGCGAACGAACATTTCAACCATGGAGTGTTACAGTTATCAATGAAGGTTCGTTTGAAGTACGCGCTGCTTTTGAAAAATGGATTGAAGATATTGGTAATGCCGAATCTTCAAACGGTCTTGTAGAACCGTCGGATTATCAAACTGAATTGCAGGTTACACAGCTTGATCGTGCAGATCAGCCTATTAGAACCTATACATTTCACGACGCTTTTCCTATCAACGTTGGTCAGATTGCTCTTTCTTGGGATGCTAATAACCAGATCGAAGAGTATGAAGTGACTTTCCAATATAATTGGTTTTCTGCAGGTACTAATCCAGCTTAAACTATAAATGTAAATTATGGCACTTTCTGATTTTTTTGGGTTTAAAATAAAAGATAAAACAGATGGAAAACAAATTCCATCTGTTGTCCAACCTTCGATAGTAGACGGTTCTATTATTATAGACAATTCTGCTGTCGCTGGCGGTTGGACAGGAATTTCTTACGATATTGATGGCGCAGTTAAAACTGAAAACGATCAAATTAGACGATATCGTGAAGTTGCACAAATGCCAGAAGTAGAAAGTGCTATTGATGATATTGTAAATGAAGCGATCGTTTCTGATCAAGATGACTATTCTGTAAAATTAGAATTGGACAATCTTAAAGTATCGGAAAACATTAAGAAGAAATTTCAAGATTCTTTTCAAGAAATTTTAAACATTCTTGATTTTAACAACACCGGTCATGAAACTTTCCGTCAATGGTATGTTGATGGAAAAATATATTTCCATATAATGTTCAAAGACAATGACGTTAAGAATGGAATAGTCGAACTTCGTCAAATTGACCCAATGAAAATCCGTCGGATTAAAAATATCAAGAAGGTTAAAAACGAACGAGGTGTTGAAGTCGTAGATTCCGTAGAAGAGTACTATGTTTATAATGATAAAGGTATAGTCGAGAACAGTGTTCAAGGAATTAAGCTTTCACCAGACTGCGTTGTCATGGTCAATTCTGGTGTGTTTGATGTAAACAACTCACTTAATATTGGTTACTTGCAAAAAGCAATTAAACCAGCGAATCAGCTGAGAATGCTTGAGGATGCAATTGTAATTTACACTATTACACGAGCTCCTGACAGACGAGTATTCTATATTGACGTAGGTAATTTGCCAAAATTAAAGGCAGAACAGTATGTTCAGGAAGTAATGAACAAGTTCAAGAATAAACTTGTTTATAATCCAACTACAGGTCAAATGGCTGATTCTAAAAAGCACATGTCAATGATCGAAGACTTCTATCTTGCGCGTCGAGACGGAAGTAAAGGTACAGAAATTTCAACGTTACCTGGCAGTCAAAGTTTAATCCAAAGTGATTTTGTTTCGTACTTCCAGGATAAGTTATATCAATCACTCAATGTACCTGTTAGTCGTATGAAACCCGATACGGGGTTTACTCTTGGTCGAAGCACAGAAATTTCACGCGAAGAATTGAAATTTTCTAAATTTGTCGGTCGTCTTCGGGTTAAATTTTCTGGATTATTTCATCAACTGCTACGAGTTCAACTTATAGCAAAAGGAATTATTCGTGCTGACGAATGGGACGATTTAAAGAGCAAAATTCGTTATGACTTTATAAAAGATAATCATTTCACTGAGCTTAAAGAAGCTGAGATTATTTCCAGTCGAATGAATACACTCCAGCTTGTTGATCCATATCTTGGTAAATATTATTCGAAACGATATATACAAAAGAACGTATTGATGATGGACGACTCTGAAATAGATGAAATTGAAAAAGAAATTAAGTCTGAGGGAGAAGAAGCTGTTCCATCAGATATAACCAATCAACAGAAGATGATGGTTTTCCAACAAGGTATGGAACAACAATCTCAATCCGATCAAGATCAAGCAGGAGAACAAGAATGAGTAGTGTAATCGATTTAATTAATGCTATTGAAGCAGGCAAGACACGTGAATGCGAGACGTCGTTTGAAGCGTTGATTCATGCTAAAATTGCTGAAAAAATGGAAGAACGTCGTGCTGAGATCAGTACAAGCATGTTTGAATCAGCTGAACAATTGGATGAACTAAGCAAAGATACTCTTGGTGCGTATGTCAAAAAGGCTAGCCGAGAAAGAGGTCATTCTGGTCTAGAAGCAGGAAGTGCTGGTGCTGGATCTAAAGAACAAAAAGATGCAGTTAAGACTATGAAAAAACGCCAAGCTGGTGTTGTCAAAGCTGTTGATCGTCTTACTAAAGAATCTGAAGAGTTGGATGAAGAACAAATTGATGAAAGTGAATCTGAGCAAAAACTATTGGATTTGGCAAAGTATGCAAAAAAAGATAAAGAATCAGAAGAACTAGACGAGTCATGCGACGTTAAACTTGTTGACAGCGATGAAGATTTGGATCAACAAATATACCATTTTAATGTAGAAGGCAAAAAAGTAACATTTACTTATTGGGACTACGACGAAGAGTTTTTACCAGACACTCATGAGATAACTTCTCAAGTCAAAAAACAACTTGGTAAACTTACATCAGCACAACAAAGCGCTGTAGTAAAAGCTGTAATCGATGATTTAAAGAACAGCAAATAATTATTGAATTTAGAGTTGTCGACTTGACGCTTTGGCAACATAAAAATAAAATAAATAAAAAATAACAAATAGACCCAGTTCTATTTGTTGATGGAATTGTCTAAATAACAAATATAAGTTGTCTTAAGAATAAAAAATAAAAAAGCAATAATTGACAATTCCATCACCAAATAGAATTCAAAAAAGAAAATTGACATATGAACAACAAAATAAATTTAAATGAAATTTCAGATTTTTTAAGCAATATGCGTAAAGACAAAAATACATTGTCTGAATCGACTATTGCCCCAGTCGTTGCAGAATCGGTTTTGCAAAAACCATATCCCGATTCTGATCTGCACAACCTAACAATTGAAGAGTTGAGCACTAAGCTGAATGAAGCACGTCGCGAACAACATCGAATTCCACAATTTTCAAAACAAGAAGCAGATCATTTGAAGTTTGTAGATGAGGCTGTTGCTGTGCTGAACTATCGTGCAGTTAACGAAGGGGTGGAAATGGTTGACACTGCCGTTGCGAAGTATGTAGCTGATAACTTGAAGACTTGGAAGAAGGGAGGGGGCTCTATCGACCTCACAGTAACCAGAAAAAATGTTCGCATACAGCACGGCCCTATGAGAACACCAAGCTATGTTTCATTGACGCTCCAGCCCAACGGCAAATGGAAAATTGAGTTTTTGTCGCGTTTCAAATCATCGCACACTGCTGGTGATAAGATAGACGACAGAGCGGCAGTGGAGCTATTGAAGTCGTTTGTTGATTATTGCCAGTCGGTAGGACTAGGCGGATCCGAGGAATTAGACGAATTGTCTACAGAACTGCTTGGCAAGTACAAGAGCGCTGCTGGTAAAGCTGCTTCTGCTGCAGATGCGTCTGGTGACTTCAAGACTGGCAACAAACGTTTCTCTGGCATTATGAAAGCCACAAAGAAGCAATTTGCGAATGATGAGAAGAAGGTCAAAACAGAATCTGAAGAGTTAGACGAATTTGTAGAATATAAAAATCTAACAACGCACGCCGCAATTCACAAGCAAAAACAATCTAACTTGGCGTCAGGCGTAGAACACTTAGCTAAGAAAAATGCCGCAATGACAGCTCATCATGCCGCAAAGAAAGCCGGCAATCATGAAGAAGCAGCAAAACATTTAGAAACTGCAAATGCACATCATGCTACAGCAATGAAACATCATGATGCCGTGCAAGAATTGTCTAAAAAAATGGCAGCTTTACATACTAATTAAAAGAGACAAATATGCCACATAGAATAATGAATCAAACAGAAACCAAAGCTTCAATAAAAGTTTGGGGTACTAATACTTCTGGCAAAATAACACTCGCTGGCGATCTGCTTTCTCCTACAATGATTGTAGATGGAACACCAACTGTTAATATTACATTTTTGCAGTGGTCTTCAACTGGCAAAAACGATCCCGTATCTACCGATGTAATTAATATAAATCGCGGCGGTGAAACCGTTATTGGATTATATCAAAATACTGGCACTATGGATTTTGGCGCAAATGGCGGCATGACAGAGGATACAAACAATACTAGTGATATCGAATATCAAATTATTGGAAATGGATATGCATATATTACAGTTCGTAAAGTAGCAGGATATAAGAGCAAAATTCAACCTGAAATGTACGGGTCGTATGATGATACAACCTCAGTTAATCGATAAAAGGATCCAGTATGTTATTCTTAAGAGAAAGTCAAGATTTTAATTCTATCAAAGTTCTAAATGAGGGAACAGACGGTAAAAATCTTTTTATTGAAGGTATTTTTGCTCAAGCCGATACTCCTAACCGTAATGGTCGTACATATCCAAAGACTGTTATGGAAAGTGCTGTAAAGAAATATATTGGTGAATTTGTTAATAAAAAACGAGCACTAGGAGAATTAAGCCATCCTGAAAATCGTCCACAAGTAAAACCAGAATTGGCAAGTCATCTTATTACTGAACTAAAAATTCAAGGTAATAATGTTTTTGGTAAAGCAAAAATTCTTGAAACTCCTCAAGGTCAAATTGTACGCGGTCTGTTGAATGGTGGAGTTCAACTCGGTGTTTCTACACGTGCACTTGGCTCAGTTAAAGAAGATACTAGTGGAGTAAAAGTAGTACAGTCAGACTTTCAGCTCTACGCAGTCGATGTTGTAAGTGATCCGTCAGGAATTGATTGCTGGGTCAATGCTATAAATGAATCAACTGAATGGGTTGTAACTGACGATGGAAGAATTCTTGAAAAGCATAAACGTCTATTAAATAAAGGCAGTTTAGATGAAGATCAGAAATTGAAACTTTTTGCAGAGTTCCTTTCGGACATAGCAAAACCTCGTTGATGGTAATCAAACTTTAATTTTATAAATAACAAATCCCGAAAGGAATTAATTAAATGAGTATTGAACAAAAACTTGCAGAACTTGAGCGTCTTGCAGAACAACTAGATGAAGCTAAACGCAGCGTTAAAAAAGAAGCCGCTGAAGACGAAAAAGAAGATGAGCCCGAAGGCAATGACGGTGAGTCTGACATCGAAAATGACGATGAAGCAGAAGGTTCCGAAGACGACGAGAAAAACGAAGGCGTATTATCTTCTATCGCAACAGGCGCTGGAAAATTAGCCAGCGCAATAGGCGGAAAACCGGTGAAAAATTGGGCCAAGGGTAAAGCTAAACAAATGGCTAAGGATGATGCTTTGAATCAAGTCAGAAGCGGGAAAATAACTATGGGTCAATTCCTCGACAAACACAAAGAAATTGACAACGATCCGCAATATAAAACCGAATCTGAAGAATCTAAGATTGATCTTGGTAAATTATTCGAGGGTCAAGAACTATCAGAAGAATTTAAAAAGTCAGCAACTGAAATTTTTGAAGCAGCAGTGTCTGCTCGTGTAAATCAAGAAGTTGCTGAACTAAAAGAAAGTTTCGAGCAGCAGCAATTAGATGAAGCTGTTGCTCTTAAAGAGAGTCTAGTCGATAAAGTTGATGGATACCTTGACTATGTAGTCGAGCAGTGGATGAATAAAAACGAACTAGCAATTAATCGTGGAATTAAAACAGAGATTCTTGAGTCTTTTGTTTCTGGCATGAAACAAGTCTTTGAAAGTCATTATATTGATGTACCTGATGAAAAATATGACTTGGTAGAGGCTGTTAAGTCTGAAAAAGAAGATCTTGAGCGCCGTCTGGATGAGCAAACAGAATCTATAATGCACTTGAAAAAGAACATTAAAGATATGCAAAAACAATTTGCAATTGAAGAGTCGTGCAAGGGATTGGCAGAAACCGATGCAGAAAAACTGCGCGCTTTGGCTGAAGAACTTGTATTCTCTAATACTGCAGAGTTTACTGAAAAACTCGTACTGATTCAGGAAAATTATCTTGTTGTTAAAAAACCACAAAGTAAAGTGTTAGCTGAAGAATTTATGACTGATGTTCCTGTTGAAACAATTCAAGAGAGTGCACCAGCTATTGATCCTTCTATGCAACGCTATTTGAAAGCTATTGAAAAATCCGGTTTCTAAACTATCCATTAACTAAAAAGGAAATTTAAATGTCTAAAGAACTCGTAAAAAAATGGGCCCCCATCCTAGAAGCAACTTCTATGCCCAAAATTGCTGATGAACAACGCAAAATGGACACAGCTGTCCTGTTGGAAAACCAAGAACGTGCACTGCGTGAAGAACGTGCTGCACTGTTTGAAGACGCTCCAACCAATTCTGCTGGTGTAATGCCCGATACCGGCGGTGTTGCTAAGTTTGACCCCGTGCTGATCTCCTTGGTACGTCGCGCTGTTCCAGCAATGATTGCATATGACATGTGTGGTGTACAGCCAATGACCCAACCTACCGGTCTGATCTTTGCAATGAAGAGCAAGTACGGTTCGCAGAACGGTCCTGAAGCACTGTTCAACGAAGCTGATACAGCATTCTCTGGTAAAGGTGCTCACGCAGGTTCTCCTGGTGCAGACGGTTCTACTTCTGGTACCCCTGTTTCTACTTCTGAAGCCGAAGCAATGGGTTCTAAAAACGGTGCTGCGTTTAACCAAATGGCATTCTCTATTGAGAAGACCAGCGTTGTTGCTCAAACCCGCGCGCTGAAAGCCGAATACTCTATCGAACTTGCACAAGATTTGAAAGCAGTTCATGGTTTGGATGCTGAAGCTGAATTGTCTAACATTCTTTCTCAAGAGATCACTAACGAAATCAATCGTGAAGTAATCCGCACAATCTACAACTCTGCTAAAGTTGGTGCTCAAGTTGGTACTGCTACTGCTGGTACTTTCGACTTGGACGTTGACTCTAACGGTCGTTGGTCTGTTGAGAAGTTTAAAGGCTTGATGTATCAAATCGAGCGCGAAGCCAATGCAATCTATCAAACTACCCGTCGCGGTAAAGGCAACTTTATCGTTTGCTCTGCAGACGTAGCCTCTGCTTTGGCAATGGCTGGTGTGTTAGATTATGCTCCTGGTTTGAGCACCGACTTGAAAGTTGACGAAGCTTCTTCTACCTTTGCTGGTGTACTGAATGGTCGCTATAAAGTGTATGTTGATCCCTTCGCTGCTAACCAAACTGCAGATCAATTCTTGATGGTTGGTTATAAAGGTACTAGTCGTTTCGACGCAGGTGCTTTCTACTGCCCATACGTTCCCCTGCAACTGTATCGTGCAACTGATCCAGAAACTTTCCAACCCAAGCTGGCTTTCAAAACCCGCTACGGTTTTGTTTCTAATCCGTTCACTAGCTTGGCTTCTGGTCAGAATTCCTACTTCCGCAAAATCAAGGTACAGAATCTTTTGTAGGATTTCTTTTTAAAATTAACAACTTAGGAGATGCAAATTAAGTAGGTTGTTGATAGGCAAAAATAAACCCGCTTCGGCGGGTTTTGTTATTTCTGATTGATAAAATATTTGTCGTACGTTCGTGCTAGAATAAATACACATATATGAATCTACAAGAAATTCGCGATCGCACAGCATATGACCCACTTGCTGTACCTACACAAAAGTCGGCAACGCGCACATGGTTAATTGGTAAAAGCAATGATTTTCAGTTGGCTTTAACACTAACTTTGAAACAGACTATTGTAGAAACTACAGACAAAGGTACATACAAGCGTAAGCTAAAACAATTTGATTGTGAACGCATTGCTAAACGCTTTATGCAGAAACTGAACAGAGAAGTGTTTGGTAAGTACGCTGCAGAAAAAGGTGGCAAATCATTAAAGTATTTGCCTGTAGTTGAAGGCGAACGAAGTAATAAAAACTTACATCTTCACTTTGCTATTGGCGGCTTACCAAGTCATGTTAAGTTTAATCAGTTTGATGCGCTTGTTACAAAGGCAAAGTTAAATGTTGAAAGCATAGACGCTGAACACGCAGTTGACATTGCTGATAGCGGATGGATTGAGTACATAACAAAAGAGTTGGGGACTAAAGACACAGACAATGTGCTTTGGTCTTTGACTTAACAGCATTACTGCCCTCGTTTGGCTCTTGCTACTTTCAATAAAGCTCTTTAGCTTTAATTAGCGAAGCTTTGTCCAAATATTATTAATTACCAAATAATATTAATAACAGTCAAAAATACTACAATGTAATATACAAAAGTGATTATATAACATTGATAAGAACGTATAATGAAAGTAGCAAGAACAGTCAAGTGTTTTTACAACTAGACTAACCGATTTGGCTTTTATTTTAACTACGTAAATAAGTTCTTTAAAAGGACAATTATGAAAACTGCATTAATGTGCTGCATATTAACTTTTTGCATTTCAAGTATGGCTGCATCAACTCTAATGTCTGATATAAAAGTTATAGATGGTGATACTTTAACTGTAAAAACATTTAATGGCACAGAAAAAATCAGACTGCGACATATTGATGCTCCAGAACTGAATCAACGTTTTGGCACAAAATCAAAATCTTTACTTGAAAAATCTATAGCCGGTAAAAGTATAGTTCTGCATTGTGATGCTAAAAAGGACATGTATGGTCGAAAACTTTGTGAAATTTTTGTGGATAACAAGAGTATTAATGCTCGTCAAGTTGAATTAGGAGCTGCATGGGTCTATACTGATTATGCTCCTAAAAAATCTCCGCTGTTTAAACTACAAGAAGCAGCGCGTATTGAGCATCGTGGATTGTGGGCTGAAACTACACCTACAGCTCCATGGGAATATCGTCGTAAAAACTAATATGGAATTTATTATATGGCAGTTTTAACATGTCCTTCGCCTACTACAATTACTCCACTTATTGGTAGTGGTAATTATGTTTTTTCGCTGGTTAAATTTCCAGAAATTACTTTTTTTGTTCAAGAAGTTTCGTTGCCATCTATTAGTCTTGGAACAGTGATTCAAACAAGTACTGTGCATGACATTCCTATTCCTGGAGAAACAATGGAATATGGAGAATTAACTTGTACATTTCAAATTGACTCTAAACTTGAAAATTATCGTGCTATTCATGATTGGATAATTGGACTGGGCTATCCAACAAATCATGAACTGTATAAAAAATTAATGAGCAGTACAAAAAATAATAACTCTGCTAGTGAACTTGCATCAGGATATACAGACGGTACGCTTTCAATATTAGACAATGCATATCAGCCGCTGGTTCAAGTGCGTTTTGTAGATTGTTTTCCAACAAATCTTTCTGGCATTGACTTTACATCAACTTCAACTGATGCATCTCCTTTAACGTCACGTGTTACTTTTGCATATACATACTATGAATTTGAAAACACTCAGTAAATAGATCATACAAACTTTTATTTTTATTATGACACTTGATGAACTAAAACAGGAATGGTCAGAAGATACTCAAATTGATCAAGAAAATTTAAGTGGTGAAGCACTTAAATTGCCAATGTTGCATTCAAAATATCTCAACGAACTCATTCAGTATAAACTCAAACATACTAAATTATGCATGGACATTGCTGGACTGCGTGCACTGAAGGGTCGTTATTTTCGAGGTGAACTAACAAGTGATGAATTACGTGAACGCGATTGGGAACAATGGCAGTACAGAACTCTAAAAGCAGACATTGAAGGTTTGATCGATGCAGACAGTGACGTACAACAACTCATTACACGAGAACAGTATATAAAGACTGTGATTTATTTTCTTGAATCTGTTATGGGCGATATTAAAAACCGTAATTTTGCAATTAAATCCGCTATTGAGTGGGTACGTTTTCGTTCAGGAAATTAAAAATGATCTATGTCGAAAGTTTTAATGAAGTATTTGTAAAGGTTAGATGTGACGATTTTGGCGTCGAACAAGAGATTGCTGATTTTTTTACATTCATGATACCTGGTGCAAAATTTCAGCCAAAGTTTCGATCTGGTATGTGGGATGGAAAATTACGACTGTTCAATTTAAGAACAAAAACACTGTACAAAGGTCTGATTGCTGTATTACAAAAATTTGCAACTCAACGGCAATATAGTATAACATTGTGCAATTCTCTTGAAGTTGATTCTCGAGACGAATCAATTACTGAAGAATTCATTCAAGGTTTTATTGAAAAATTAAACTTACATGGACGGGGTCAGCCTGTAGAAGTACGTGATTATCAAATTTCTGCAATTCAACGTATAGTTTCACAACAACGTAATATTGTTCTTGCGGCAACTTCAAGTGGCAAAAGTCTTATTTTGTATTCAGCAATCCGCTTTCATCTTGTTAAAAAACGCCGTGTACTGCTGATTGTTCCTACTGTAAATTTAGTAAATCAAATGATCGGCGATTTTGGCGATTATAGTAGTGAGAATAAATGGAACGTTGATGAGCATGTGCATGGGCTTTATTCTGGTCAGGAAAAAGAATCAGACAAGTCTGTACTAGTTTCAACTTGGCAGAGTCTTGCAAGTATTCAAAAAAACAATCCGCGACTGTTTAAAAAAATAACCGAGAACACTGATGTTTTATTGTGTGACGAAACGCATACAATGAAAAGTGCTGCAACATCAAAATTGTTGGAGTCATTTACATCTACAGCTTATAGAACAGGTGTTTCAGGAACACTAGATGGAACTCAGATTAATGAACTTGTTCTTGTTGGATTACTTGGACCAATCTACAGAGCAGTAACAGCAAAGCAATTAATGGATCGTGGTCAGGTTGTAAATCTAAAGATTAAAATTTTCTTATTAAAGCATCCAGAGCACACGCGAAAAGCGCTAAAAGGAATGGATCATAAAGAAGAAATAAAGCACATTGTAGGTTATCAACCACGAAATGATTTTATAAGTAAACTAGCAGTTTCTACAACAGGCAATACACTAATTCTTTTTAATTTTGTATCGCATGGAAATCATCTTTTTGAAAATATCAAATCACGTGTCGATACAAGTCGAAGTGTTTATTTTATTCATGGTGGTGTAGACAGCGAAGAGCGAGAGCGAATCAGAAAAATCGTTGACACTGAACAAAATTCTATTATTCTTGCAACCAGTAGTCTCTTTAGTACTGGAACAAACATTCCAAGTCTTGAAAATATTATATTTGCTATTCCGACAAAAAGCAATATTCGAATTCGTCAATCAATAGGACGTGGGCTAAGATTAAATAAAGACAAACAACAATGTACAGTTTATGATATTGCTGATGATTTTAGAGTTGGTAAATCGTATACAAATACAACATATAATCATCTTGAATCTAGAGTAGCAATATATACAAGTGAACAGTTTGAATATAAACTCTATAATTTTGATCTGCAGTAATCTTGAACAGATGCTGCGCATCTGGTTTGCTTGCAAACAGTAATAGATCATTAATGTATTGATTACTAGAATAACTTGACGGTGTTAATACCATTATACCATGTTTTTTACTAAAGAAAAATAAACTTTGTAAATAATCTAAATAATTTTTCTACATTGATTGTCTAAATGAAAACCTACAAACAATTTTTAAAAGAAGTAGCAGCCGAGACTCAACATGATTGTATTGTGCTGTCTTTTGGAAGAATGCAGCCTCCAACAACGGGTCATGCAAAACTTGCTGAAGCTGTTAAAAAAACAGCAGCTACAAATCATTGCAGCTATGAAATTTGGCTTAGTCCAACAAACGACAGTAAAAAAAATCCACTTCAACATGATAGAAAAGTATTTTGGGCTAAAAAAATACTAAAAGAACAGCACATCTATACTGACAAAGAATATATCAATACTCCTATTAGATTGCTTAAAACAAAAAACAACAAATATAAAAATGTAATTTTTGTTGCTGGAAGTGATAGAGTAAAAGAATACGAAGAGATGTTTGCATCTACAAACGGAAAATCGTTTAATTTTGATTCAATTAAAGTTGTTAGCGCTGGAGAACGAGATCCCGATGCTGATGATTCATCAGGAATGTCAGCTACAAAGCTGCGTCAAGCTGCAATCAATAACGACGCAGATTCATTTAAAGCAGGCGTAAAAAACTTGACTGACTTCGAAGTTAATGAATTAATAAAAGAACTTCGCGCTGGACTAAAAATAAAAGATTTAAAAGAATCTATTCCAGGAGTTTCTTCTTTACGTAATAGATTTTATCTTAATGAGATTTTTCGTGTAGGTGATTGGTGTTCTGACGCAGCTGGAGAGTATGAAATTTTGGATCGTGGAACAAATTACGTTACTGTTGTAAATGAACATGGCGAATTACATAAAAAGTTTATTGAAAATTTGCAATTGCTGGAAAAAACTTTTGAAGAAGAAAACGTCGATTTTAATGGTACTTTTAAAGGATACTCTGTTAGCTCAGAATTTTTTGAAAGCGAATCTATTGCAGAATTTTCAAAATCTATAGTAGAAAATTACAATAATGGAAAAACTCAAGACGGTGTTGCAGTTTTAAAAACAATTAAATCGTTGGATGAAATAGTACAAAGAAAAAACATACTTGAAAATGTAGAAAAATTAAAACAATGTTTATCGAGGATTGGAGAAGTAACAAATATGAAATTTGAAAAACTTTTAATAGATTTAACAGAACAAATTGCTGAGTCTGACGATAGAATTAAAAACACAGACAAGTTGAAAGTAGCAATTATTATTTCTGACACTCTTGGAGGAGATTCAAGCAGTTCATCTAGTCCAGAAGCACTTGTTAATCTTGCTATAAAATCTGCAATGCGCAATCCACAAATGACACGCGGAGCGTCTTTTGAGATTATTAATCGAATGCTGGATTTAGCGCGGCAAGTTGGAATTAAGTTTGACGAAAAATTACTAGGCAGTCAAAGTACTCTTAAAGAACGTCATGAATTTCATGCAGACAGTCTTCCAAAAGCGCTGATTGCTCGTCGTGATGGTTCAGGTCATCATCGTGTTCACGTAAATTCAATTCTTCCAAACGGTGAACTTGAAGTAACTCATGCATCAAACGGTAAACAACGAACAGTTAAGGGTAATGATGTAATTCCAGTTTCTGGATTTGAAAAGAGTCCTGATGAAGAAAAACAACAAGACTATACACCATCAGCACATCCACTGCCATATACAAGTAAAGCGTCTGCTGCTATGCAACGTTTTAAACATCATACCGGAGTTTAAATGACTACTCTTAAAATAGTTGGAGATGTTTCTGGTTATACAGACGACACAAGTGGCGATTTTCACGTTAAAACCGAATTAAAGTCAACAGGTGTAGTAGCTGGAAAATATGGAACATTTTATACAGTTCCACAAATAGAAGTCGATGATAAAGGTCGAATATTAGACGTTTATGAAATTCCAATTGCTGGTCTAGTTGGTCCTCAGGGTATTGCTGGTCCACGTGGATTGCAGGGTGAAAAAGGTGATCCCGGTTTGACTGGCGAAAAGGGTGAACAAGGTATTGCTGGTCCGCAGGGACCACAAGGTATTCAAGGTTCACAGGGCGAGCAAGGCGAGCAAGGCGATCCTGGAGAAAGCATAGTTGGTCCTCAGGGTATTGCTGGTCCACGTGGATTGCAGGGTGAAAAAGGTGAACGTGGAGAACGTGGAGAACGTGGAGAAACTGGTCAACGCGGTTTAATCGGAGCACAGGGTCTAGTAGGTCCACAAGGCATCCAAGGAGAGCAAGGCGATCCTGGTTTGACTGGTGAACGAGGACCGCAAGGTATTCAAGGACAGCGCGGTGAGCGAGGTTTAACTGGTGAACGTGGCGAAAAAGGTGATCGTGGCGAACAAGGAATCGCAGGACCACAGGGACCACAGGGTATTCAAGGTCCACAGGGCGAAAAGGGTTTGATTGGTCCACAGGGACCACAAGGTATTCAAGGAATACGCGGTATATCTGGAAATGACGGTGATCAAGGAATTCCTGGACATCGCGGTCCGCAGGGTATTCAAGGACTTCAAGGTGATCGTGGCGTAGCTGGTCCAGCAGGTCCACAGGGTATTCAAGGTCCTAAAGGTGATATTGGTCTGCGCGGAGAAAAGGGTGAAACTGGTAACAGTATAAAATTAAAAGGAGCTGTTTCCGGTGAACTTGCACTTCCTATGTTGCAAAACGTAGCAGGTGATTTGTATGTAGTACAATATACAGGCGATGGTTGGGTGTGGGATGGAAGCGTTTGGAAAAACATTGGTCCAATAAAAGGTCCTAAAGGTGATCAAGGTTTGCAGGGTTTGCAGGGCGATAAAGGCTTTCCTGGTCCGCAGGGCAATGTTGGTCCGTTGGGACCAGTTGGTCCACAAGGTATTCAAGGTCCAACTGGTCCACAAGGTCCGCGCGGAGAACAGGGAATTAGAGGACAGCAGGGTGAAACTGGTCCGCAAGGCATTCAAGGACCAAAAGGTGATGTTGGACCAACTGGTCCAAGAGGGGAAACTGGACCAACTGGTCCGCAAGGCATTCAAGGACCACAAGGAGATGTTGGTTTGCTCGGTCCCGCAGGTCCTCAAGGCAATATAGGTCCAGTTGGTCCCCAAGGTCCAGCTGGTCCCGCAGGTCCACTTGGTCCGCGCGGTGATCAAGGTGACGCGGGACCGCAGGGACCGCAAGGTGATATTGGACCGCGAGGTGATATTGGAACAACTGGTCCGCGTGGTATTCAGGGTCCTGCTGGTCCACAAGGTATTGCCGGTCCAGCCGGTCCACAAGGTAGTCAGGGTCCAGCCGGTCCTCAAGGCGAGCGAGGCATTCAAGGACCTAAAGGTGATATTGGAACAACAGGTCCGTCGGGACCGCAGGGATCTAAAGGAGATGCAGGTCCGCAAGGTCCACAGGGCATTCAGGGTGTACATGGTCCAACTGGTCCAAAAGGAGATGCAGGTCCACAAGGACTTCAGGGTCCAACTGGAGATGTAGGTCCTCAGGGTATTCAAGGACCTCGAGGAGAACAGGGTGTAGCTGGTCCACAAGGTGCATCAGGACCAAAAGGAGATGCAGGTCCACAAGGACTTCGTGGTGAACGCGGTGCAGATGGAACAAGCGTAGCTTTAAAAGGATCTGTTCAAAGTACAAACGATCTGCCACAAAACTCAAATATTGGAGATTTGTTTGTTGTACTAAATGACGGCAATGGTTATGTTTTTAACGGAACATCATGGGATAATGTAGGAGCTATTAGAGGTCCATCAGGAGAAGTTGGACCAGCTGGAGAAGTTGGACCGGCTGGTCCAGCCGGAGATGTTGGACCAGCCGGTCCTCAAGGATTGCAAGGTGAACAGGGACCACAAGGACTTCAGGGTCCTAAAGGAGATGTTGGACCGCAGGGACCAGCAGGTGAAAAAGGCGATGTAGGTCCACAGGGACCAGCAGGTATCGAAGGTCCACAGGGACCAGCAGGTATCGAAGGTCCACAGGGACCAGCAGGTATCGAAGGTCCACAAGGACTTCATGGACCACAGGGTGATGTTGGACCGCAGGGACCAACCGGCGAAACTGGAGTACAAGGTCCTGCAGGTCCACAAGGAGAAAAAGGTGATATAGGTCCACAAGGACTTCAGGGACCCGCAGGAGAA